CTTATTATGAAGATCCTGAAGAATTTGAAATACAAATTGATTTAACTAGTGAAGATATTACACATTTAATTAAAGCAAAAAGTGCTTTAGCTGATGTGAATAATATGTTAATTACCACAACTACAGATTTTGATGGTATAAATATATGTGAAATTATATTTGGTGATAACACTGGGTTTTCTAATAAGATTACTTACCAACTTAGAGGTAGAATTACTAAAGGAGATATCCAAATACCATTTGATTCAGATATATTTAAAGACATATTAAATGCTAATAAAGATATGGAGAGTGGCACAATAAAGATATCAGAAGTAGGTATGTTAAAAGCCAACTTCAAAACATCAGAAACAGAAAGTGAATATTTCATCGCTAGAAATGAATAATCACATATGTATAATGGAACATAAAATTGCAGCTAGGGCGCGTTGTTATGTTTAAATTAAATTAATCGAGAGCTTCGGCCTCACAAAACTAAATGATATGAGTACATTATTCAATGAACGTACACCGTTCGATTTACTATTCCGTAACCTATTCAAGGCAGACGGCGCTTTTCAACCAACTACGTTTGAAAACAAACAACCACACCCACTAGATATTTTTTATGACGATGAAGGACTTCATTTTGAAGTTGCCTGTACTGGTCTAACTAAAAAAGATATTCAACTAGAAATTGATGGAGATCTTTTAAAAATTATCTACGATAAACCCAATGAAGAAGAATTTGATTACAGTGGCTACATCTATAAAGGATTAGCTAAACGTTCTTTTAACTTAGGTTATAAAGTAGCAGCTAAATTCGAACTTGAGAAATTAGAGGCAGAAATGAAAGATGGTTTGCTTCATCTATTTATTCCAATTTCGGAATCTAAAAAAGCAAAAACAATTAAAATTAAATAAAGGTATACACAAAAAAGCGTGTCCTAGCGCAATATTATTCGTATATTCACGTCTAAATAAATAAGTTATATGACAACAAAAAGAAAGTCTATTCAGACTATTACCGACCCTTTGCTAGAACCATTCTTTATTACTAAAGATGAATACAGTTATACTGTAAAACAAAATGTAACCTCTGATGCCTCCCATTTTAGGGCTAAAGGTAAAGCAAAAACATATGAAAAATCATTATATTATTTTGCTAATATGGATCAAGCGTTACAAAAAATAGCTAATCTAAAAGCAGATATAGGTAATTTTGATAGTTTAGAAGAATATATTAACAATTATCTAAAAATAAGTACTAACATTAAAAATTATACAGATGGCCTTAGAAGCACTATTTGATGCTGTTATCGTTAAACCGATAGAAGCAGAAGAAACCACATATGGTGGTATTATTGTCCCAGATTTGGGTAAAGAAAAAAATGAAACCGCAGAGATAGTCTCCGTTGGACCTGGTAAGATGCTCCCTGATGGTACTATAATTCCCCTACCATTAAATTTAGGGGATAAAGTAGTATTACCCACTATGGGGTTTACAAAACTACCTTATGATGGTGAAGAATATTATGTAGGACCAGGTAATCAAATTTTAGCAAAAATAACAGAAAATGAGTAAACAAGTTACATTAGGAGCAGAAGCTCGAAAAAATTTAGTAAAAGGAATTGATGTTTTAGCAGATGCTGTTGTGTCAACCTTAGGACCAAATGGTAGAAATGTAGTAATTGCAAATGATCAAGGATCTCCCCAATCTACAAAAGATGGAGTTACAGTTGCAAAATCTATTACTTTATCAAACCCTGAACAAGAATTAGGAGTACAATTGGTTAAACAAGCAGCTATTAAAACTGCAGAAAAAGCAGGAGATGGAACAACAACTTCTACTTTATTAGCCCGTGAAATGATTAAAAATGGTTTAAATGCTTTAAATAACAATGAAAATGCTGTACAAATCAAAAGAGACATTGATTCTACAGTTAAAATAGTAATAGACAATCTAAGAAATAAAATATCAGAAGATATTTCAAGCGAAGAACAATTAGAACAAATAGCAAGCATCTCAGCTAATAATGATCCAGAAGTAGGAAAATTAATATCTACCGCAATAGAAAAAGTGGGAATGGAAGGTGTTGTTCATATTGAAGAATCTCGTACAGGAGAAACTTACTTAGAAACAGTTGAAGGTATGCAATTTAATAGAGGTTATAAATCTCCTTATTTTGTTACTAATAACAATACAATGTCAGCTACTTTAGAAAACCCATTAATATTATTATCTGAAAATAAAATTACTCAAGTAAAAGAGTTATTACCTATTTTAGAAGCAGTTTCCTCTCAAGGAAAGTCTCTTTTAATTATAGCAGAAGATATTGATCAAGAAGCTTTAGCTACTCTAATTGTAAACAAAATGAGAGGCACAATGAAAGTATGTGCGGTTAAAGCCCCAGAATTTGGTGATAGACGTAAATTAATTTTAGAAGATATTGCTGTTACAACAGGTGGACAAGTATTTTCAAAAGATAAGGGTATGAAGCTAGACAAATTTTCTTGGGAATGGTTTGGTGAAGGTAGAACAGTAACTGTAGAAAAAGAACAAACTACTATAGTTGATGGTAAGGGAACAGAAGAAGATATTAATAAAAGAATTGAAGAACTTCAAAAACAGTTAGAACAATCTCAAACACCCTTTGAAACCGAAAAACTCCAAGAACGTTTGGCAAAATTTGTAGGGGGAGTTGCTATTATTCATGTAGGTGGAAATACTGAAACTGAAATGAAGGAAAAGAAAGATAGAGTAGATGATGCCTTACACGCAACAAAAGCAGCTATTGAAGAAGGAATAGTACCTGGTGGTGGAACAGCTTTACTATATGCCTCATCAGGTATAGAAGTTAATTCAACAGGAGCAGCTATTGTAGTAGAAGCTTGTGCTAAACCATTTAACCAAATTTTAGTTAATGCTGGTTTTGATGAAGTAAAAGGACAAATTTTAGCCGATAATTTAGTTAACTCAGGTAACGATACTTGGGCCGGATTTAATATTAAAAATGAAGAAACAGTTAATATGAAAGAAGCAGGTATTATTGACCCAACCAAGGTATCACGTACTGCCCTTCAAAATGCAGCCTCTGTCGCAGGTACAGTTCTATTGACTGAATGTACAGTAGTAAATGAAATAAGTGAAGATAGTAACAATCAACCTCAAATGGATCCGTCTATGATGGGGATGATGTAATAATTAATAATTAATAAATAAATAAGTAAAAAAATGACAAAACAGGAAATTTTTGAGGTTATTGAAGAAAACTTCAATATCTTAGCAGCGGAAAACGATGGAAAAACAAAAGCATCACAAGCAAGAGCTAGAAAAGCAGCTCAGGCAATTAAAAGAGTAATTACAGATTATAAAAAAGCATCTGTAGCAGAGTCTAAGTAAATATGTGGGGGAGCTTGTCTCCCCCATTTATTTTTATTATATTAAATAACATGGAAATAGAAATTATTGAAGATAAGATATTAATAGCCCTAAGACAACCCCCTGGGGATCGTTGGCAGTTAGTAGATGAACCTCAAGGTACAATACATGATAGTATAACAGATGCTTTAGAAGCATATATGCGAAAAACAGGGTTTAAAGGTCATTATCGACTAGAACCTCTAAGTAGTAAATTATATGCAATTAATGCCGAAGAAATAGAAGTAAAACCAGAACCAATTAAAACTTATAGTTTATATGGCGAATACTCAGACCCAGGAGAATAGTTTATTAGTAGAGAAATATAGACCATCTAATTTAAAAAATTATGTTGGTAATGAAAATATTAAAAAATCTATTTCCAAATATTTAGACCAGAATGATATTCAAAACTTAATATTTTATGGACCAGCTGGTACAGGAAAAACTACTTTGGCAAAACTTTGTGTTCAAAATCTTGATTGCGATCATCTTTATATTAACGCCTCGGATGAAAGAGGTATTGAAACGATTCGTGATAAAGTGCAAGGATTTGCAAGCGTTGCTTCTTTTAAACCACTTAAAGTGGTCATTTTGGATGAAGCTGATTTTCTTACTATCCAAGCGCAAGCTTCACTCCGTAATATTATCGAAACTTTCTCACGTACGACGCGTTTTATTATGACTTGTAATTTTGTAGAGCGTATCATTGATCCTTTACAATCTAGATGTCAAGTACTTAAAATTGTTCCTCCAACTAAAAAAGATGTTGCTAAACATTTAAATTGGATACTACAACAAGAATCTATTGAACATAATATAAATGATTTAGTACCTTTAGTTAACCAATATTATCCTGATTTACGTAAGTGTATTAATACTATACAGCTATCTACACAGGATAATACATTAAAACTAGACCAATCAGTATTAGTATCATCTAATTATATAGATAAAGTTATTAATGCATTATCAGAGGGATCTAAACACAACAAAATAGATTGTTATAATGATATACGTCAAATTATAGCTGATGCTAATGTAGATGATTTTGATGAATTATTTAAATCATTATACGAACGTGCATCTGAATACTTACAAAATAAAGAAGGTACAGCAGCCATTTTAATAAATGAACACCAATATAAAGCAAATTTCCGAATCGACAAGGAAATAAATACAATGTCGTTAATCCAACAAATATTAAATAATAAATAATTATGCAACAACCAGAGGCACAAATGCCACCCATTGATTTGAAAAACACCACTGAAGTAAAAAATTTTGATGGTGGAAGTGTATTCCAACAAGGAGTAATTTTACGTAAGGTATCTAAATTTGTAACAGGATCAGAAGAAGATGCATTACTTCCAATTCCAATTTTTTATGATCCTTCAACTAAAAAGATCTTAAAAGATTCAGTTCCAAGAGATTTAAGAAAGGAATTAGAAGACGAACTTTGCTAAATGAAAAACATCTTTGATTGGTTAAAAGCAATTAATAACACCAAACCACCAGTTGAATCCTTTACAGATAAAGACTGGGAGGTTTGGAACAGTTATATGATACATAGGTTTTTATCTATGAATCCTGATTATTTAGAAATTGTAAATTATGTTCAAGACTTTCCCCCACAAGAAAAAAGAATGATTTACAATATATATAGGGAATTTATTCCTAAAAATAATAAATGGAGTAAATATGTTAAATCTAAAGTAAAACAACCTAATAAAGATTTGACAGTCCATATTAAAGAACACTTCCAATGTTCCCTTAAGGAATCAAAAGAATATATAAATATATTGGCTACCCCAGAGATTCGTCGTATATTAACCAACAGAGGATTAGAAAAAAAAGAAATAACTAAAATTTTAAAATG